TTGTTCTTATACTCAGCTATGACCTCAAACTTGAAATGCTTCTTACCTGTCTTCTCAATGTCCTCATTCAACCACTTGGAAGAACCAGTATATGTTCTCCAATCAGATTCTTTCTCTCTTAGGCGGCTGTAAAATATATATTGTTTACATCCTATATATGCCTTACCATTGCGAAGGTTGGTAATGATATACACGAATCCAAACTTATCCAAGTCAGGAANAAATGCCTTATCACTACCAACCCTCAACCAATGGTGATCTACCAATCTCTAATCTCTGGTACATCAGGCGTCTTNGNTACNTNNGTGAGATACCTGTATCCTCTGGCATAGTCGAACACACGCAACCCTTGGCCGCCGTTCTTGTCCTTCCAGCACTCCTTCTTGTGAGTGCAGTAGATACAAGAAGTACCTAGTCTGCGATTACCAGAGGCACCGTCTGCCACATCAGAGTAGCAATGAGGTGGGGGAGCATCTGATTTAATAATTTCCTTGAGATTTTTAATTCTTTGGCCGGCATTTATCATCTCAAGAGAATGCACAGGAAGCAAACAAATCTCTCCTGTTTGTTTATTAATAACAAGGAAGGCTGCCTCATCCATGCCATTAGCTTCGGCATAAGCGGAAATCTGACCTATGTATCCGAAGGGATCATCTCTTTCAAGTCTGCTCTTTTCAAACTTCTCAAAACTTCTGCCGGATGCAGACTTGCAATCAACGAGAACCCCATCAATAACACAATCCTGATGTCCTTTCACACCCTCCACTGTAACTTCTTTTTGCGTGTCCGTTACCTCGTGACCTGCAAGACGGGAAAGAACAATCAAGAGTTCTTCCAGGATGTAGCCATACAAAAATTTAATACGGGTGGAAGAGGTAAATGGTATCACCTCACTCTGCTCCAAGTTTATGTCATACCATAATTGTCTGTCCGGTTTTCCTATGGCTGACAATCTCAGATTACCTCGAGAACGAACCTTCTCATTCAAAAATAATTTGAGATGCTCCTTCACATTAGTTGCAAATTCGTCAACGTGATAATCTATTTCTCTCTCGTCCATATCCAATTGTTCAGGGCCGAAGAGATCATAGATATCTTCCACCAGGTATGCACAGTTTTCATATTATAAAAATAGGAGAGGCACTACACCTCTCCCACCCCCTAAGTTTATATTGGATATTGAGTAACACCTACGACGCAAAGGGAATTTCTTCATCCCCTTCTTCACTGACAAATCCACCATCCACAATATCAAAGGCTTCATCTGCTTCCGTATTGTAAGGAATAAGTTTGCTTACTTGCACCGCCCGTAAATCTGCACTTACTCCTTGGCGCCCTTTAAATTCCCACTCATAGGTAGTGAAATGTACGTTTACCTCTGAGCCATTCCCAATAAGGGTTTGGGACATGGTGCGCTTCTGACCATCCACCAAGTCAGGAGCACGGTTGAGAGAACCATCCTTCCGACGCACCTTGCGTTTGACAGTAATGAAATCACCACGCTCATCACCTTTATTCTTAACGGTAAGGCCATTCTTTTTAAGAATGTCCAAGTTCTTTTTATTGAGATTGCAAACATCAACTGACCACACCCCATCGCTGTCGAAGGTGGTGTTTGGGTTGGTGATGGCTGCCCAATAAGCGGTTCCTGAAATTACTGACATGTATATATATCTCCTATACAACTGTTGAAAGTGAAGTGTCTCATATTTGAATCCGAAAGTCAAGTCCTAAATATAAAATTAATAATGTCGGAAGAGAGGGAGCCGTCTTCACTCCCTCTTTTTCCTCTGCATCCAGCCAATGACACTCCCCAGATACAGATTTGTGTCATGCCATAGTTGGGTTGAGCAAGCTCCCTATATTGTAGACCGACGAGAGGNGTTCTGATCCCCATTGAGAACATTCGATCCACTGCCCCTCCTTTCAGTTATTGTTATTACCTATAGACCTCACGGACCAAGACCCTCGAAGTTCTTGTGCTCCAGAAATCTATAAGCAAATGGTAAGACGGCACCCATTAATATACTTGTCTCATAATTGACAATAAAAGTCAAGCATTATTTTAATGTGTCTCGGCCCACGTAGAACCCTGCTTCCATGTACTATCCAAAGGACATCGGAAGTTTAGATTCCGTTCCGTATCTTTGATAGCTTCTCGGGTTATAATACCGAATTGCTCCACATCTTTTTTGGCTACCTCAAATTGATATTCATCATGTATTGAAGCTACGAGCCCGGCATCCAGACCTTTCTGACTCACCCGCTGCACCATATTAATTAGCCAATCCTTACAAATGCTTGCTCCTGCCCCTTGAATTAAAGTATTAAGTGCGGAGTGTGGTGATCTTATATACAGGTGTCTACCGTCCACCCCTCGTATCTTCCCCCTCTCAGCGGCTCTCTGAACGGCATTACGAACACGTTTTAAGGCAGGAATACCCGACAGGAACCTTTCTATGAGTTCTTGTCCACGGGTTGTATCACCACCTACAATTTTACCTATCTTGGCAGCGCCTGCCCCGTACATGAAGGCATATATCAGCGTCTTTGCCTGATCTCTATCAGTTAATCCAGCTATTTTCATATTAGCTGTATGGACATCTCCATGTATAACTTCATTAATATAATCTTTATCATTCATTAAATGAGCCAGACATCTGAGTTCAAGACCAGAGGCATCTGTACCTACCAGAGTATGAGTATGGGGGTTATCCACCGTCCAGCAATCCCTGCATTCTTTACCGAAGGGGCTGCGAATTGCCGGCACTTGAGCCATGTTAGGATTATGGTGTGCCATACGTCCGGTTATGGTTCGTAACGTCAGCACCTTCCCATGCACCCTGCCTGTCATATCGTTGTAGGAATTAATCCACGACTGTATCTGTGCGGTTCTCTTTTGCAACAGGAAAAACCGGGAAAATTTCCGGGCTTCTTCCAGGTTAATACCATCAAGAATTTCTTCACTAACTATGATGTTCCCCTTGTCGGTATAGTGTTTAGGTTTCCATCCAAGTTCCATCAGGCGGTCTGCTATCTGCTGACGTGATCCTATATTAAAAGCGGTATACTTTGTTTTGGTTTTCAACTCCATTACATTGGGTGAAAAAGTAATCTTTGACCACGCTTCGAGATCGTGAGCTTCATCCGCCAGACGAGATAATAATCCAATTGCCTTTCGTATGTCCAAGGCAAAACCATTCTTTTCCTGTTGATCTATGATAGCTCTGATCCTGTGCTCCATCCTGATGGATGTATTGGAGAAGGCACATCCCTCCTGCAATAGTTTTTGATATACGTGCTCCGTAAGATCAACATCATTCTTGCAGTATTCCAGCATGTCTTCCGTATATGTTTCAAAGTTATCCCACTCCATCTTGGGATACCCGAGTCTATCTCCCCACGCTCGGAGGCTATGCCCTTTGTCTCTCATGGGATTGAACAACTGAGACAATACCAGTGTATCCACAACCTGATTTAGTTTGATGTCCGTTCCAAGTAATCTGTTCAGAGTAGGCGCATCAAAGGAGATGCCATTGTGCATAATAAACTGATCTATGCCGGCGCCCCACTTTCTGAATTGATCCAGATTTTTATAATCCCATACGTACACGTTGGATGTCTCAATGTCCTTCGCTACAATACAGTGAACCTTCGTTGCCTGTAGGGAATCGGTTTCAATATCCAGCACTACATTCATTTGTAATTCTCTCGTGCTTTTATTTTGTCATATACATCGTAGGCTTCCTGCAATGTTAAATAGGGTCCGCTTAAAATATATCCTCTATCTTTGGTGTCACCGGACATTCTATTTATTATCCACCATACATCCCCATCAAACTCCACGGCTGTTATCATTATCTATTCTCTGAATCCGATATAATCATCTCCATCTATTTGAGACTCAGTAAATTCTATTAGTTCTTTTACATCTTTCATCTCTTTAAAATCTTCTTCTTCAGTAGCACCACAAAATTTACAAGCCTCTCCTATTTTAACTTTTAACATTTTACTGAATTGCCACTTATCATTCACCATCCATCCTTCACCATCATCATTGTAACAATCATGNCTATGTTTCCAATNTCTTCTAATNNATTTTCTTTTCTGTTTCATACGCCAAAACTTTCTCCACATCCACACTGAGATGTAGCGTTAGGATTTTTAAATACTATATACGAACCATTGATTCCATCTGTATAATCTATAGTCACACCCATGAGAAACATCATAGCCTCTGGTCTAACATATAAATTACCATCAAGCAACGGTATCACATCATGCTCTTCAGGGATATCTTCAATCAAACCCCACTCATAAGTAAAGCCAGCACAACCACCACCCTTCACACCAAGTCCTATACCTTTAACAGCTTGATCTCTAACTATGCGTGACAGATGTTCGTTAGCTCCTTCAGTAATAGTTATCATCTTCATCCCACTCCTCGTAAGAATGAGGGACATGCCGAAGCATTCCTCTAATAAGGATTCGATACAATGTTCTTTGTTCTGAATTTATATCCCATGTATTTATAATCTTTTTCAATTTTATCACCTCTTTTTCAGAGGGACGAAACCTCTCCACTGTTTCATCTCCATAGTGATAGATCTCTTGTAAAGTTTCACTGTAGCCATTTTTAAACTCACGTACAAATTCTCGATAAAGACCTGATTCCATCTTCAACTCCTATGCAGGATACTTTACATTTATAAATGTATCTGTAATTTTTTCACTGCGTTCTTCTTCTAAACCTTTCAGATCTGAATCTTTCATGTTAACTATATGAGCATCGTTGACATCTATATGATAGAACTTCTCATTGGATGCATACTTATTATTCAAAGTACCAACTCTTGAATCTCTGACAACTTGACCATCAACAAACCACGCTTGCTTGCAATCACCACGAAAGATAACAAACGTAAGAACCCCCAATGAACCATTACGAACCCACTTATCTATAATCTTTGATTTTCTATAGGGAATACGTACCTCTCTCCATTCAGTAGGCCATTCTTTAACCCAACTGTATTTAATTTCTGTTTCAAAGAAAGCTGGCCTGTTATCTTTAAGACAGGTAATGTCAACTCCATAAGTCTCTTCTGGATTTATAAATTTATATCCGTTGCTTTCCAGCCATGAAACCATAATTCTTTTTGCTAAAGGATCTGCTTCATCATAGAGTTTCTTATCAAACTTTTTAGTTGGCATTTGTTTCTCCTACATCAAATGGGTTGTCAATTTCCGTAAGTCTTCCAGTGTCCTTATTGTAGAATAGATATGTAGCTACGCCTGTCTCACCTGTATACCTATTCTTTAGTATACGAACAGTTGTTGTGTTGGATGTAACGGGATCATCGTCCTGTTGATCACGTTCCAAGGCCAGTACCATATCCGACAGTTGCCCAATCGATGCCGACCCTCTGAGATGACTTAAAGTCACTTCTCTTCCGTCCTCATGTCCTCTGTCACCGGCAGGTCTACGCAGGTGAGAGACAAGCAGCAAACATATTCCCGTCTGCTCCACCAATGATCTTAACTTGGTCATTAATATATCTATACTTTTTCTCTCGTCTGTGTCTTCCTGTCCCGAAACAAGAATTGATAAATGATCAAGACAAATCCATTTAGTATCAAGAGCTTGTGCCATGAACCTAATCCTGGCTAGTATCTCTTCATTATTTGCTGATCCAAAGTGATCAAAGGCGAAGAACCTGCCAGAATTAATAGTCTCTTCCTGAAACTTCTGCAATTGCTCGGGTTCAAAATTGTTTCTAATCTCTTTAATGTACAGCCGAGCGTTGGCTTCCACCGACATGATATTCCATGCGGTGTTCTTCACGCTCTCTTCAAGGGCAAGGATGCCTATGTTATCTTCCGTATTACGCAGGAAGTGATGCATTAGCTCCCTGATAATACTCGATTTTCCCATTCCACTTCCGCTACAAACGGTAATTAATTCCCCTGTTCTCATTCCATAGGTCTTCTCGTTCAACTTAGGCCAAGGGTATAAACAAGTCTCGCAATAATCCTCTTCGTATAAAGTCTCGCCCAAATCTTTGAGATTAATTATACCAGCCGGAGTAAACGGTTTCGCATTCCACCAGCAATCATTAAAGGCGGTGCGTTGTCCCATCTTTAGATATTCATTCGAATCCTTATGATCCATACGCACTATCTTGGCTTTGTTGGGAGTAAACAGTTGGGCTACCTGTTCAGCCGCTTCCTGTCCCTGTTTATCCATGTCAAAACAGATGACCACATTGTCAAAGCTATCCAGATAATTAAACGCAGATTTACAATCACGCAGGGCTGATGCTGCCCCTGTTTTTATGGAAACCGCCGGCCATTTTGATCCCATTAATTCGTAAGCTGACATGGCATCCACTTCACCCTCACAGATGGTTATATATTTTCCTTTGGGTGAAAAGATATTCTGACCAAACAGAACTGCATCCGATATATTTCCCTCAATCCACATGCGTTTGTCTTTTGTCTGACGCACCTTGTGTCCAATTTGCTCCCCTCTCTCATTGAAGTAAGCATACAGATGATGTGTTACGATGTTACCATTCTGTTTTATCTTCGTGCTGTATTTCTTTGCGGTATCCGAGGAGATTTTTCGATCACTGATCTCTCCCCACTTACCAGTTGTTGTCACAGGTTTCACCTCTTGTTTCGGTACTGATAAAATGTTGTCACCAAACCTGGTCTCGCAGACAAAGCACCATGAATACCCACCTTCGTGCCGAACATTACCATCGCTTGATCCACACTTGGGACATGGCCCTCTATCCAGCCATTGTTTTTGTAGCATGCTAACTCCTTTCCAATAATAATATTGCCGCCGACTTCACTCTGTCAGGGTAATGGCGAAGGCTATACCCCGTACCTGCCGATAACATAGTTCTATCCACTAGATGTTTATGAAGATGCTTAATCGTATCCCACCTATTGTCTAATTCCTTACAGATCCAATCATAATCTTCATCGGGTAAAATATTTGTGTCTTTCTCGTAGTAGAGATAGGAAGACATAAGATACCAAGGCACCAACATGTTCCAGTTGCTTGTAATAATTTCTTTTGCGTTCACTTTCAGACGCCCTATAAAGTTATTCATTTGTAAAACTCTTTGGAAAGTCAGAGCGTTTGATAATAACTGGGGTTGGGATGGTCAACAATCCACCGTAAGTTATATTATCTGGATCACTCTCATTAATACTGGAGGCAATTGTTATGTATGAAGCATCTTCTTTGATTAATATACCGGCTGATTTGATCCTCATAGGTTCTAAACTATTTGCATCTTCCTGATTTTTCCAGTCAGCATCTTCATACTCCACTGAATCAATCCATTCTATTACAACTATTTTATTCATCGCCATCTGGAAAAGTATCTCTTATATAATTATCTACAAATGTTTCCTTATCAGACATAACATCATCAGTTACTCTTTGTGCCATATACTTAGCTTCGTGAAAAGAATATCCTTCTTCTTGATATTCTCTTAGAACTTTCCAGAATAATTGATCTCTCTCTGTCTGCATAAATTCTTTATCAAGCATAATTTTCTTGCCAATATTTAATAATATCTTCAGGGGATGAAGGATCATATCCATTTGTTATCATATCTCTTATAGTAAATAGATTAAGAGTTATATCTTCTTGTTCCTTCTTTCTTCTTATATCTAATAAGGCATCACGATACCCAACGAAATCATATACCTGACATATGTGTTCTTCAGTCATCGGGTAGCTCAAGTTTTAATTGGTCTTCTCTCTCATGTTGTACTTTGTTCCATACATCGATGCTTGAAGTACCATATTTTAGAAGCCACTCTTGTTGTGATAAATAGGAGGCTTCCTCTTCCATACCTATTAGTAAATCATTCACTCGTCCCATAACTATCTCCTTCTATTTGTCCTTGGGTTTCTCCATAACAGGTTCCTTGATGTTCTCCCTGACATCTGGATCTTCCATCAATGCCCACCCACTAATTCCACTTTTAAAATGAGTGAGATTTGAATTTCTCCTACGCTCCGACTCAAGCTCCGTCTGTAATGTCTTGATCCTTTCATAAGCTCTTTGCAATTGGGACTGTAGTTCTTTAATATTACGTCGCAGCGCCCGCTCTATGTCCATTTGAGTTTTCTCCTTAATTTATTTTCTTGCATGGCATCCACTGGTCTGTCATGCCATACTCCCGTAACAATCCAGACATCCCGAGCATTAGTGGCAGAGAGAAAGGGATGCTCACCCTCTTGTGGTTCCCACGCTGCGACCACCAGTTCCCAACGTAC